CCTCTAATGAGGCCTGAAGGTTCATAGTGCCGTTTTACTATGATACCTGATGAGTCTTATGGAGGTTATATGCTAGGATGATAACCTTTGCTCAATTTAGACCAGACCTCTTTACCCTTTCGAAAAAGACAAGAAAGGGGTCTGAGTTAGTCTAGTCTTGAATCATCACCAATTATATTATTAATTAGATGAATCCGACATGAAAACCTATAATAAATTTAGAAGTAAGAATAATCAATTTTTAAAGCAAAAGAAGTATAAACAAGAAAATGTTCGCTTATCTCCTCTTGACTTTGTCAAGTTGTTCAGAGCTCATTTCAAAACTTACCTTACCTCCTTAGGACTAATTGTAGTTTGACCACACTTTAGGAACTTACTGACGAGGATTGCCCGACTTCTTACGAAGTCAGGTCCTCAATTTACAGTATTGTTCTTAAAAGAAGTTGAACTACAATTATTACATTGGGTTGACAGGTGTGAGAGAAAGTCGCATGTTGTCTCATGTTTAAGACATGGGGCCCTGAAGGGTTATCCATCGTTACTTTTCAGTATACGGAACTATGTTTCCTTATCTCACAGTCATCCCTTTGATCCTAATCTTCACAATGCTCTTCAGCGGGTTGTGAAAACTGAGGGCCACTTAGTTAACGAGCGGGTTAATGCTGGCATGTTAAAGTTAATTTTAACTTGTTTACATGTGTATCGTGAGTTTAGAAACTTACGACCCAAACATATGTTTGGCAGTATTGTAACTCCACCTAGTTATACTAAGGGGCTTTTTGAAAGATTAGTACCACAATTGCAAGAACCTTTAAAAGGGTTTAAGAATTATATTACTAATCTCGGTTTTCATGACTTTGACGTCTCCATAGATGTGGTAGATCATCGAAATATCCATCTTAATAACAAAGCAGGCCCAAAAGGTAAGTCCATATTCTTCATTGAAGAAGACTATAACCAATTGAGGCGAATCTTAGAGCTACCTGATATATCTTTCTCAGATATATGTACACTTGGATACTGTAATAGGTCTCCTCATCCACAAAAGATGAGAGAGGTGGTCTTTATTCCTGATAAAGGATATAAATCCCGACCCATTACGAAGGCTGACTACTTTTCTCAGTCGTTATTGAAGGATCTTAATACTAAAGTCTATAAGATTTTAGCATTACTCCCTCATGACTGGACGTATCGTCAGTCTTCTTTTGAGTCGTATGGAATACGACTACGTCCTAAGTCTGGTAACTCTTTTTGAAGCATTGATATGAAAGGGGCAACCGATAGGTTTCCTCGTGAGTTCCAATGTCTGTTAGTTGAGGCGTTATTTGGGAAATCAGTAATAACTACTTGACGTAGATTAATAACTGTTCCGTTTCTCACCAAAAAGAAGAGAAAATTGTACTTTCAAACGGGTCAACCATTGGGCCTCCTTTCAAGTTGAGCAGTGTTTTCACTGTCTCATCACTTCTTAATATACTGATTAGGTAATTATAAGACTCGGTCTTTTGCCTACTACCGGATCCTCGACTCTTTAGAGTACGAGATCCTTGGTGATGATATTCTTATTTATAAGGATTCTCTAGCCAAGGAGTATTGTAAAGCTCTCAGTATGTTTGGGGTTAAATATAAACTATATATAACTTCTCCAAACATATTCGAGTTTAGGAAGCTTTGGTTTCTTAAGGGTTACAATGTTACTCCCTTTAAACTGAACTCCCTGGTCACAAGTCTTCATTGTGGTCCTCACACATTCATTCATGAATTTGTGAGTAACTCTGAGTTTGCCTTTATAAATATTGTAGATTACCTCTTATGTTTAAAGACTAACTATAAGAGGTATTCGAATCTGAGTCCCCGTTTTACGAGGTATCTCAGGTCCGTAGCTGATGTACATTCTTCGCTTATTAAGTGGAAGAATGAGGAATCAAAAGATCTCTGAAGTTTAACTTCGGTATATCTTGAAAGGAGCAGGTCAAGTCGTTCTTGTGTTATCACAAAACAACGTAGACTTACATCTCGCACTCTACTTTATGCGATAAGGTATTATTTTACCTCAAGCCGATTAGATAGTCTAGAAAGT